TTCTTTCGTTGTGTGGTTTTTCGATTATACTCCTCTCTTGGAGTGCGCTCTTCAGACATATAAATATCCTCTAGTTATTTGCAGACATATCCTTAACCAATTGGTTAGCATATTGTTCTGGAGTTACCCCAAGGCGCTTTGCGAGGGCGACTTGAGTTGCTGTAAGTTGTACTTTGCGTGGCTTGGCACCATTATTGCGTGTAGCAGGTGCGACCACGGAGCTTTGAGAGTTAGCACTTACAGCGCTTGCATTACTCCCAAAGAAATCTGGAAAAACATCTCTCATCCTTGTATCAATCTTTTTATAGTATTCATCGGATCGTGGATCAAGATTCTCTTCTCTGACTAATTTTTCATGAACACCATAAGCAAAACTGGTCATTTCAGAATCATTGCCGAACCATTGGTTTTTTGCTTGCCAAGAAATTGCTTTATCGTCAGGTCTTGGTGGTGTTTGTTGTTGAGGTATAAACTGTTGTTCTTGCTGCTGTTGCATAAACTGTTCTTCTGGTATTCTAGCATTAAACTGTTCTGCACTAGCCGCATCCATTGTTGCTCTTGTTAGGGCATCTTGAGCAGCAACCATTTCATCTGTATTGCCTTGTTCATAAGCCTCTTTGTATTTTTGTTGGGCAGCCTGTTTAGCAAACCCTGCTCTTTCTTCAGCCTGTTTGCCTAAATATTGCTGTCCATCAGAAACAAGTCTATTTAAACGATCATTTTCTGACTTGACTCGTTGTGCATAAACAATTGCTTCATCTCGAAGTTTTGCAGCTTGTTCTTTTTGTCGTCTTTCTTCATGATGTTTTGCGGTTAATTGATCAATTCTTTTCTGAACGCCTTTATCAACATTCAAAATTTCTTCATCAACTGGCTCATCTTTTTTTAAATCTTCGGCAAAAACCTTATCCTTCTTCTCTGGCTTTTCCTCTACATCATCAATGATTTCAATATCTATTTCGCCTTCGGGTTCAACGACTTCATCTGGTTTAGAGCCAATTTTCGATGTCACACCTAAGAATTTCTGTTCCATACTCATGGTTGAGTTTTCGTTTGTATCACTCATACTTTTTCTATACCTCTGGGATCGTCAACCACCGCTTCGACACTATCATCATTAATGATACGAAATTCTTTCCCATAAATCTTAATACGAGTGCCACTAAATGATCGAAACACAACAAAATCACCTTGTTCGCACCAAGGTCCAGTTGGGAATCGACTCTCATCTTTGTAACAATCTGGTCCCAGTTTTAATACAAAGCCTGTAATAGTGGAAACCTCTTCATAACGGATTGTTTCTTCCGCCTTGATGATACCACCTTCGGTCTTTTCTTCTTTTTCTGGGATTGCTATTAGGATTCTATATCCTGTGGGTTCTGGCAACTGTGTTGCCTCATGCTTTTTTCTTTCTATATCGAGTGCAGTTGTCATGACCACCTCTTTGCACGGAATTATTAAAGGGTTCCGAGTTTCCCTTGCGGCATTATGCCGTTTTTAGAGTCGTTCTAATTCTTGAATAATATCCAAGAGTTCACGCTCTGCGAGGGCTAAACCCTCGATCACACCAGATTGATGTTTATATTCATCAAAGTTGGTACAACTTCCTGTGGCGATATTATCTGCTCTATCGTTCATCAGATCACGCAATCTTGATTTAAATTTTTCAATCAGCGTGTCGCCTGTAAAATCTTCTCTAGCCATTATTATTATCAGATGTTATATCAGATGCAAGCCTTGATGCAATCTCTGCGGCTTTCTGCATTTCTTCACTTTCAATCCTTTCACCTTCTACCTTAGCCTCAATTATATCGCTAACCAGTTTTTGTTCCACACTGGATTCGGCAATTTTTTCCTGTGAGCGAATACGCTCCATCTCAATAGCATCACGACTTTGAGACTTCTGCACATCAATTTGTGCATCAATCATATCAGCCTGTGCTTTACGCTGTACTTCTGATTCTTTGATGTCCAACTCTCGCATTTTTGCTTGAACTAATGGGTCTTGCATTTGTTCTTGTATGCGTTGCTGCTCTGCTTCCCTTTGATGTTTCTGTAACAATCTTTCCGCAGCTTCGGCAACCATTGCAGATAATCGTTTCTCGATATCTTCTGGTAAAGTCTCTCCCAAAGGCGGCAATTCAATGCCCAACTCCATTTCAATTTCATCACGATATTGAAAGGCTAAATGTTCTCTCACATGAGCTTCCAATGCGGCTTGTAATAACTGCATCCCTTGTGGGTTGTTTGCGCCTATTTGAGCTAACTCTGGGTCTTGTATTGCGCTCATATGAACTCTAATGTGAGCCTCATGATCTTGGTATTCAAAGGCTTTAACTGGCTCGCCATTCAACATACTCATGTTTTCACTGACTGGATCAGCAGGCTTAGTGTCATCACCCAATGGTATAATCTTATCGGCATCTCTAATGCCTAATGTATCCAGCATTTGCCGATGTAATTCAGGTAAATTATAAATCTGTGGCGATTGTTGTGCTAATTGTAATGCCGCTTGATACTGCATAATTCGTTGAGACATAGTAGCTGCATTAGGATCAGAGACAGGTAACACATCTATACGATCATCAAAATCTTCCGTCTTAATGTTTGCATCAGGCTCGACCTCATAAGGATAAGATGGAGAAGTAAAATCTCTAATCACATTCACCAGAATATTAAACTCTTGTTTCATTGACGCATGAAGTCTGGATTGTATAGCGGTCATAACTTTCATGGCTCTTTCCAAGATAGCCAGAGTGGTTCCGACTGGTGCTTCTGAGTTCATATCAGCTACATTCATATCTGATGCACTGGTAAATCTTCTGCCCTCTTCTACAATGTTTCCTAATAACTGATACAGCGTTGCCGATGGTTCTTTGTAAGGCAGGAAGGTAATATTATCTCTGATGGCTCCACCGGGTATATCAACATCCCTAAACTCACCCGGCATAATTGGCGTATCATCGCCTTTAATTCTAAGCCCTCTGGACTTCAAACCACCCGGTAAATTCGACAATGTACCTGCATCCACTAACTGTCTGAGCAATGAAGTGGCAGATTTTGCCAAGCCACCAATCAAATGCACCAATCCAAACCCATAAAAACCAATTCCGGGTAAGTATTGATAGTGTGCAAAATGCTGTCGCATCATATGATTATCGTCTTCTTCGTACCAATTTCTACGAACTGCAAGGATATTATTGCTTGAAGTGTCAATAGTGACCACATAAGGTAATGCTATACCTGTTGGCTCACCAGACTCATCAATGTCTTCAAAACCCTCAAGGTCTAAATTAACCATCATTTCCAATAAGGTATAACGATTATCAAAGTCATAAGTAGAGCTATCGCCTGTTAATTCATCGTATTTCTTACGAATATCGTCTGGATCGGGCGATGGATCAGGTAAATCAATATCTCTATAAAAGCCCGATACCTGTAATTTACGCACATCATTCGCGTTTTTCTTCATGATATGTGTGGCTCGTTCTGCCATTTGCAGATCAGTGGCACCATAAGACACTATAAAATCCTCAGCAGGAACAAAAATTGCACAAGGTCTGTCCATGTTCGGATCAAAATAAACTTTTCTAAAAGCTGAACCCGCTAGAGGCAGAGAAAACAATAGTTTCTCAGTCTCGGTTCGGTACTCACTCATCTTATCAGTTAGCAAATAGTTCATGTAATCTTGAACTCTTTTGCTTTGTTGTTCTTTTTCAGGGGTTGCCAGACCTAAAATCTTAGTGTTGACAGGTCCGGATGCTGGAAATATCTCGGTAATTGCTTGGCTTTGGAATCTAACCACCGCCTCTGTCAGCATCGGATGAAACACCCCACACGCTCCGGGCCAAGGCAGGGTTCGGTCTTCAATCTTCAATCCCAACTGGTCTAGTCCTTTAATATAGGTTTCTTCCCATTCGTTTCTGGAATCACGATCTCCTTGATACTGTCCGATAAGTTCTGTGCCTAGCTTTTTTAAAGCATCTTCAGACATTTCATCTGCTAAGTTAGCAAAAAAATCTTCGCTTGGGTCGATGGCATCAGGATTAAAATCAATAATCATACCGCCATCTTCGGTCATTTCCGCCCCATTAGCTGAGGAGATATCAACCTCTATGCCTGCTTCTAGTTCTCCTTCAATTGGAGTTGCTGGTGTTGTTCTTTCAATTGCCATAATAATCCATTAATTATATTTTTGCTAAACGAGATGGAAGATTACCAATAACGCCACCTGAAGCAAAAGTTTGTAATCCTTCTTTTAAAATTTTCTCTCTCATTTCTGGGGTGATTTTGATGATGTTGGCATTCATACCTGACATGGATATTGTTCCTTCTTCATATCCTTTTTTAACTTTATCCCAACCTGTGCCAAAAGTATCTTCATAATCTAATTTACCCTTTTTAAACTCACCACCATATTTCTTAGTCAGTTTCTGCATTGCAGAAGGTATCTTTTTATCATACAGCGTTTCATAAAACTTATGGTATTGATCACTATATCTGTTTTTCATAGCGGCAGAAGTAGAAATGGAGATTGCATCTTTACCATCTTCAATCGCATCCATTAATAGACTCTTTATGCCCATATTGTACCAGTCGTCTTTAAATGGATAGTCGGGAACTTCTCCCTTAAAAGGCTCTAATTCTTTTAAAAGTTTTTCTGCTTTATCTCTTCCTAAATCTCTTATTAAATCAAAAACATCTTCATTTTCACGGTAATGCTTTAATTCTACAGAAATGTTTTTATTGGCTTTTGTGTTCTCCATAAACATTTTTTCAATTTCATCTCGGCTTCTTATATTGCCAGCTTTATCTGCAAAATTCTGCTCCACAGTATAAACGTAATCACTTAAAATCTCTTTGAGATTATTAGTGTCTACAAAATCATGCCCCTCAACAAAAGTTGCTTCCACATTCGGATTAGGTTTTTTTATACCAACCATAGTGCCAGTTTGTTCAAAGGAATAAGATGTGTCTTTTAAAGAATCATTAATCTTATTAATACTTTGTTCTCTTTGTTTAGGCGTTAATTCATACCCATCCCTAGAACCGTATTTATGTAAATCCGATTGCAACTCATCAATGTGCAAACTATCAGTGCCATCAGCTAACTGTCTGTCTCTAATAAGAGCATGAGCTATTTGGTTATCTTCTTGAATGTGGTCGGCATAATCATGCCCTTTAGGAGCGTTTTCCCAATTGAAACTAACCTCTCTATAGTTTTCACCACCGGGTAGATTATTATCAATATATTCTTTAAATTGAGTAGCCCCATAATCATCCTCTCCTTCAAGTCTGAAATAATCATAGCCTTCATCTGCCATTGCTTGACGTAATTGAATCTTGGCTTCTGTATTGCTGAATGGAATATCTAAATCATCAATTCTTTTTCCATCAATGAAAAGGTTGTAGCCAATATCTTCATTGCCGAGCGCAAAGGTACTATTTGGGGCTTGACCAAGATCATCAGCAACTTCAATCATCTCGTATGGATTGTCTCTATACTCTTGTTTAGCCAATGAATCAGCAATCTCTTCATGCATTGTTTCTGGTACTTCATGCCACTCTTTTTTATTTACCTTCGGACGCCATTCCTGATTGTAATGGTCTAATAATTCTTCTCTAGCCCTATCTTGTGCATTTAACTTG